AGTATACAGGAGACGTAGGGCCGAGTCAACCTTTTTTGAGCCTTTGGTTCAAAAATGTGGCATTTTTGCAACACTTTAAAAAGTTCTTTAAAATCAATGACTTAGCTAGGCCTAAAAACTCTTTAAAATCAATGACTTAGCTAGGCCTAAAAACTCTTTAAAATCAATGACTTAGCTAGGCCTAAAAACTCTTTAAAATCAATGACTTAGCTAACTCTTTGTTTTGCTTAATGTTTAGACAAATATAGGTCCCTTACACCTCTCAGCACCTGGCTCATGTTGCTGAATTGCGAGCTTGCCATGTCCAGTAACTCATCAGCGGGTCTAGTAGCCAAGCTGGCAATGCCAAATGCAATGCTACCCATTTGCTTGAAATAGAATTTATCCGGCCAACGAGTTTTTTTGAATTCCCATGCATCGATGAATAGGCATTCTTCGCCCACAGATCTCAGTACTGGTTTCTTTTTATTGTCTGGTAACGATTTGGCTTCCAACATTTTAATGGCTATTGGTACAGACCAAAAATCAGTGCGATCAAAACTACGAGCCATCACATGAACCAAAAAAGCTTCGACATCAGGTTCGAGATAGGTTTGGGTAATCCCTTGTGCTTCAACCACCAGTTCCCAACTGGCTCGCACATATGATTGCCAGTATTCCATACAATTATTTATAAAAAAGGATTTGGCAATAACTTAGCCGTAAATTATGATCTTTGCGGCTTGTTATAATTTGATAATCAATGCTTGTTAAGTGCTTTTCTGCTCAACCCCTCTAGCCATAGTATGATGTCATCGTTTACCAAACGAATTTCCATGGCATCATTTTCACCAAAGATGCGAAAATAACCAGCACCGTGATAATAAGGCCAGTCCAAGTGCTGTTCTAATCCAACAAGGTGTCCGGGTTTGGGACTCCAACCAGCAGGGCATTTGTATGACCAGTAGCGAAAGTGTGGCCTCATTAATTCCCAGCCAAAGGTAGTTAGGCGCAATCCTTTTTGTCGCCCTGGTTGGTAATTTTTAAAAACCGAGTACAGTGTTATTTTTGTATCAACCCAAATATGTGGAAGAGGATACTGTTCTAGGTACTCAATTATCTTTGTAGCTAATTCCTGCTTCATTGATACGCCTTCCTTGTTTTAGTTCAACTACAGAGAAGTCGTTTATTTTGAACATTTTGTTCAAGCGGTCAGCAAGATTAAAAGCATGGCCGGGGTTACTAAAGCTTACTTTTTTATATTTAGGACCCGGATAGCTGACCAGGCTATTTAGAGTACGCAGATTGATGGGTTTATCTTTGTAAAATACCGCATAAATGGCATCAGCCGCAAGAACTTCTTCGCTTTTGTATGAGCGAGGATTTGTATTGGTTAAGATAATCGTGGGTTTGGGTCGGCTCATTATGCATTTATTTAGCAAAAGTGCATACATAATGATTCAATTAAACAGGGCTTATGGATTAACGGATTTGGTGGCTTCCCAAAGGCGGGCACCCGTAACGGGAGAATTTTCCGGAGATTTTCCCGGAGATTTTCCAACATCGTAGCCTAAGAATTCGTCACCAGTGAGTACAATACAGCTTATATTAGGATTTTTTTCATTGGTGGTAATAATACTCCAACTGCCATTTTTACCGGCCCAAATTGTCATGACTAAAGGGGTATCTTCGCCAACCTGTGTTTTACCAATGGCTTTGACTGTTTCGTCGGCTGTCTTGAGTATCTCCATTACACTTTGAGTATTGGTACATGCCCAGGTGGTTCTAAGCATGAATACTTGTGCAAATGCCGGCGTTGCTAGGAGAGCTAACCATATCAATGCACCAAAAATAAAAATTTTAGTTATAGTTCGACGACAGCCATTCTGTATGTTGTTGAGCATTATCAGAAGCCCTCTGTAATGCATACTTACCACAAAACTTTAAAAAATAAAGCCCTATAGAAGTTTTTTTTGGTTGTTGTACTGCGTCGGCAATGGTGGAATCAAGAATTTCTTTGATGTAGTCTGGCTGTGCCGATAGGTCAATAATTGATTTATTACGCTCATAGTCATCACGAACCAAATGCTCAACACCTTCGTGATCTGTCCAACGCTGGAGCATGAGATTGTTCCACATGAATCCTTTGTTGTTGCGATCAACAAATGCTTCTCTGAGACCAACTTTATTCTTTGAACCCTTTTCCCGAACACCGGGATAGGCACTGAAGATGTTGTCGCTGGTATCACCACGCATACATTTTTCAAACAACAGCCATTCAGGCTCGGGTGCTGTCTTAATTTCTTTAGTCTTTTTATCTACCATGGCACGACCTTTGTCGTCGTAATAGCCTTTGTGAGTTGTAAGTACACCGGTAATGCCATTGTAGATCTGTACATTGGGAGCAATAAGTTGTTCAAAGTCTGAGTCGCTGGAAACAATCGTATGATTGTCGTTAGGATGAAGGTGGATCCAGCGAGCAATAAAATCATCAGCTTCACACACCGCATTGCGAAGAACTGTTACATTAGTTTTGGTACTAATGTACTCATAAAATTTATCAAAGCTTTCCCAAAAAATCTTTTCTTCTTCGGCTTCTTTTACAGTAAATTTAGCCCGTGCGTTTTCTCGTTGAGCCTTGTACAAGGAATAATGATCTTTGCGCCAGCTACGACCTTCGAAGCAGAAGACAACATGCTTGCCCTGTCTATCTCTCCACTGTTTGAGTATAGTAGAAAGAATGATATGGTAGCTCATAGCTACACGCTCTTCTGGATCACCATTACGGATCACATGGCGGGCACGAAAGAAAAGATTGGCAGCGTCAACAAGTAGGTAGCTCATATCATTATGTTAACATCAACGCACCTACAAGTCAATGACTTTTAAGGTACTAAGGAGGACCAAATATTGTCAATGGACCTAAGAGGCTTGAGCCAATTTTTCTCGAGATACGCTTATTCTTGATTTTTAGTTTTGTTATTGGTTGCTATTCGACCGGCGTCGGCGATAAAAGATCCGTCTGCAATACCATCCATACCAACATTACGGCATAATTCAGTGAACCATTGGTCAACAATGTCCTCAGGAGTAGGGGCGCGATATCCGTGGTTCATTAAATGTCGCACAAAGGCCGGATTCCATTCCAGTTCAAAATAGCCTTGTTTGGGATTGTTTGGATCTAGGTTAGCCTTGATAACTTGTACCCAAGGTTCTGGATTATCTCGCATACTCTTGGCAGTGGGTTTGCGATTGAATAAGTTTTTTATAAATTTAAACATTTTAGGTTTTGCCCTTAGGTTATAAGCCTACTTGCTTAGTTATATCAATAAAAGCATCTTTGTGTGCTCAATTCATTACTGCAATTTTCTGCATTCCAACCGCAAGGCGAGCAATGTTTATTATTTAAAGGCCCGGGCCTTTTTATCCGTTTCGATAGAGGTGTTGTGTTTGCTCTTCACTAGGCTGTGTCCGTGTTTTTTTGATTTTCTTTGGTGCAAGTAGGGCAGCAAAAGCAGCAATTTTAACTTTGATTCGTTGAATTAATGTTTTTGTTAGACTTGGTACAGAAAACAAAAATCCATCATGTCTTAAAGAATGTATTTCATAATTAGTAAGGCATTGCGGACATATTTCGTTGAATCGTAGAGCAATAAATTTGCCAGTTGATGGGCAATTATGGGTCCATGTTTCTAGTTTGGTGTTCATATCCGTATATATCAAATATGATCAATTTTTGGGCTTTCATTTCGACCATTCATTCCCCCAGATAGAGCAATGTAATCGAGGACTCACACAATATCCTCGGGCTAATGTTTCATCTGCTACTTTTCTTAAATTGCCTTCATATTGTTCTTTGGTACCACCTACAGGCATTACATATACTTGTCCACCAAAGCCGCCGGACCTAAACTCCATAACAGCTTGATCGACTTCTTCAAAGTCTTCAAGAGTTTCAACAACAAACTTCAAATATACATGTCCAACAGTTTGATATTGTTGTACTACTGCAGGCTTGATGGCTTGATTCCAAGTTTCTCCGCTAGCACTAAGTTTGGGACTGACACTAAATGTAAGATAATCGCTGTCGCGACCAAATCGTGTCCAATCTTGAAACAGGTACTCGTAGAATTCATCATGCAACAGTTGAGTACCATTTGTTTCAAAGGTTAGATTGGCTAAGTCTTCCATGCGTGGATTGGACAGTAAAGCAGGATACAACTGTTGCCAGCCCAGCAACGGCTCACCGCCAGTGATAACCAAATGAACATCGTTGCCGTTGTTTTGCTTCCAATGACGGCTTGGAGTTAACTTCAACATGGCATCGATGCTTTGATCAACAGTGTAGCTTGGGCTTAGATGTTTAAATGCTGGATGCCAGCTGGCATAACTATCGCAGCCGGTCTTGGCCAAAGGTAGATCGTTAAATTCTTTATACAAATGAACATTTTTACCAATGTCATCTGGCTCCGTGGTTTTTTCTCCTCGCGGTAAACCAAATGAGCCGCAAGTGAAATTGCAGCCAAATGTGCGGAAAAACACACTAGGCACACCAACAAATCTACCTTCACCTTGTGCTGAGTAGAAAATTTCACTTACTTTAAACTTTTCCATATTAATCCTTTAGTATATCAAATCCTAGATCACGCGGGGTTTTGCCTCGCCAGTTTTTTGGCGTGCGCCTTCCTTCTGAGTGTAACATAGTATCCAAATAATTCAAATACTTTCTTAAAGTACTTCCATCAGTTATCACTTCAGTTTCACCAGCTTTCTTCAATTCAACAGCCTTGGCCATTGCTGCCATTTTACTGTCGAAAATTCCCCATGGTGTTTTGATTTGCCCGACAAATTGGTAGTTGTTCTTGCCGGTAGTTTTTTTCTTACCGGCAAACCAGGCGTCAGTTTTAGTTTTAGGGCCTTTCATCTTTGATGTGTCAGAAATTTTCCAAGTTTTACCAAGTTGCCCGGTTCCTATAAAACCGCCATTACCCTTTTCTTCTGTCAAGTTAGCCCAATTTGGGCTTTTAACAACGTCAAACAAGTCAGAGTAGTATAACCCAAACTTCTTTAAATCTTCGGCAGATTCGTATCTGCCTATAACACAAGTTACAATGTAAGATTTGTGCTTCTTAATATGGTTCAGCCATCTTACACCAGAACCTTTATACATGTATGGATCTTTGCTTTTCCCTGACGTCTTGCACAAGTACATCAACCCTGTATTCATGCATCGTTTAATCATCAAATAGTGCATAGCTTCTCCTTTGCACTATTTATATGCCCAGGGTTTAAAACTAGGTCATATCATTCATAGATTTTGGACCACTTTTTTAATTTTTTAAACTTGCGATTCTTTGCAAGTTCTACATCATGCTCGTTGACTATATTGTGTGATTTTAGCAGATCTATCGCGGCTTGTAAATCCCCTATTTCTTCAGTTAGACGTTCGCGGTTAGATCTACTTTCTTTTAGATGTGTTTGGTCAATGCCAAACCTATGAATCTTGCAGACCATTTGGCTGACTTCGGCGCATTCTTCTTGTAAGACCGTTAGGATTTCTTCTTCGCGAGTCATGTTGTTCATTTTAAAAACACATCATTGATCTGTCGGTTCACACGAATAAAGGTTGTGCATTTGGGCAGTTGTTTCAGCGTAGGAGCACCAACATAGGTGCAGGTGCTACGCAGGCCACCCAGCAAATTCCGCACAGTGTCATCAACATTGCCACGGTAAGGAACCTTCACGGTTCTACCTTCGCTGCTCCGATACTCAGCAACA